TTCCAATTTATTTTCGTTGGCATCTTCTTCATTAAACTATTATATTTTCTTTGAGTAATATCCTGATAAGGTGCTTGTTGATATGTATGATCAGAATGTGGTAAAAAAGATACACCACTTAAATATTTAAAATTATTCCAACACCATGCACCCACAGGAACCCACTCTTCTTCTTTAACACTAATAGTTACAGAAGGTTTATGTTCACACCAATGTTCAGCATAAGTTCTCCATAGTTTTAATTGTTGAATAGCAGTCATATCATTACGACATACAGAACCTTTAGGAGCCATCATAGGAAAAGAAAATACAGTTGTATGTTCTGGTTTAAGATAATCAGGTTCATTGGGTATGCCAGATTCCCTCATAAATTGTGTAAGAGGATCTTTATTATCTCCTCGAACTGTTCTAAGATAATAAGGATTATGTCTTGCATGTATACCACTAGCACTATCAACTAATTGACTAACAGTACCTGAAGGTTTAACACAAGTAATAGCAGTTGACTGAGGTATACCAAATTTATCTGACCATTCTTTATTTGTTTTAACAGCTACTTTTCTAAGAGTTTGTAATGTACTTTCTAATCCTGTTTCAGTTCCATTTAATACAGAACTATCCATAATACCTGTAAGAGATACACCTAATAATCTTTCTTCTTCTGTATTATCAATCCATCTCTTCCTTAAATAACCAAAGTTTGTAAAGGTAGATTGTATTGTACCTAGTATGGTAGCTATTTTTATTTTATTTTTTAATGTATCTAGTGTATCTGTAGAACGACATACAACTTCAGTTAGATTACAGAATTGATTTGGTCTTAGTATAATTTCACTACAAGGATTAGTTCCAAAAGCTGCATCAGCATTTCTTCTACCATTTTGTTTTGCTTTTTCTTGAGCAGATGCTCTATTAAATATTCCACGTTCACCTGATTTACTTTCATATAAAGACAACCATTCTTTCATAAAAGTTCCTGTATCAGGTTGACCATCATAAACAGCAGAATTATTTGCTAATGCTCTCTCAGGATTTATGTTCCACCACTCTCCTTTTTTAGCTACTCTCATTCTATCATCAGATAAATTAGACAAAGATATTAATGCTGACCTTCTAACACCACCAACTACTACAACTTCTCCTGTCTTACAAGCTATATCATGGCACTCTAAACTGGTAAGCTTTCTACCTTTAGCATTTTTAAATTTATTAATAGTAAAATCAAATAAGTCTACTAAAGGTTGAGGACCACTTGCTCTACCACCAAATGTTTTTAATCTTGCACCTGCAGATCTTACTTTTGATACACTTATCTTAGGAATACGACAAGTATAAAGATATGATATTAAATCTCTAAATGCTCTAGCCCATCCTTCTTTAGAGTCAGCAACAGATATAACATCATCTGTATGTTCAAATTCTCTATCAGGTATAGTAGGTAAACCATTTATATATGGTCGTTCAACAGAAAATCCTACACCTGTTCCATTCATAAGAACATATAAAACTTCATCAAATGCTTTAGGACTATCAATAGGAATATAAGAACAATTATATCCTGCTATATGTTCTCTCTCTAATGCTTTACCTGAAGTCATTAAAGCTCTCATACTAGGCATAACATCTAAAGATAATATGGATTCTTCAAGCATATTCCATGCACTAGCATTTACCTTTGCTTCAATATTATTTTCAATATGATTTCTAAAAAATGTTATTAATCTATTAACAGTTTCTACCCACGTTTCTCTTCTTCTTTCTTCTTCTAACCATCTTGAGTATCTTGATAGATGTATAAATGATTGATATTCAGTAGGTAAATAATTATTTGCCATTATCTTTCATCTCCATATTTCTTTTCAATTAATAGTTGTGCATAGTGAATTACTTTTTCTAAATCTTTTTTACCTTCACCTTTTTTCTTATGTCTGGTAGTATATTTTATTATATTACCTTCACAAAATCCAAAGTTATTTGCCATGATAAAATCAATGGGTTGTATAGCACAATCTTTGTAATGACTACCACCTATCTGTTGATTACTTGCTAATACTTTTTCTTCTGCAATCATTTGTTCTTCAGCATTTTTTCTTTTCATATAATCTCTATGTCTCTCATTTTTTATCGAGAACTCTTTTAATTTTTTGTCTGACATATCCTATCTCCTTTGAATGAATTACTTTATATGCAAAGCTTCTTGTATATTCAGGACTAAGACCTGCATTATAACATACATCCTCAAAATCATCACACGTTACACCTACACTACAGAAAAACCAGGCACGTGCTCGTTCTCTCTCAATACTTGTTTGAGGAGTTTCAACTTTACTCTTTGTTTTAGTAGCATCTAACAATGCTTGTAGTATAACAGATAAAAATAAAACTCTTTCTGGTCGTTCCCCATTCTTAGAAGATACATCCAATGTTATACTGAAATAGTCTTGTTCCATCTATCATTTTTCTTTTGGACTTATCTCGTCTTGGAATGCATTTTGCAACATATAAATAGCTTCTTCATTTTCAGCAGCTATTTTTATTTGCTTAATAAATTCATCAATAACTTGGGGATGTTCTCCTATACCAACAGGATGTTCCAAGTATATACGTGCAGTAGAAATAGCTTTATCTCTTGTTGATTCAAACTCAGATAATGCTGATTCATACATTGACTTTTTTACTGACATCTTTTACCTCCTTTCTTTTTTTCCAAATTAATTTCATTTTTTTAGAAAGTATACCTTTAGTTTTATTTGAAATTGGATGACCTTTATGAGCTTTACTAAGTTTCTTTCTGGTTTCATCAGATACTTTATGTCCTAATAAAGATTGACGTATCTTTTCTTTTACTTCTGGTGGTCTACCATTACGACTTAATTTTTTTTGAAATTCACCTATCTTTTTTTTAGCTTCATCTGTTTGTTTCTTTCCAAACATACCATTATTAGAACCACTTAATTTCTCACTAAGTTTTTTTCTTGTTTCATCAGATACTTTCTGTCCTTTATGAGAGTCACTAAGTTTTTTTAAATAGTCAGGATCTTGATAACTTTCAACAGGTCTATAAAATTTACCACCTACATAAGAATTATAATAAGCAGGTTCATCTGTACCTTCTATCACAGCAGTAAGTACATCCCATTTCATTTGATAGTATGCTTCATAGTATCGTAAACTTCTTTTGTTTTTATATTCTGCTATAACTTCAAAAGTAAAATGTTCTTTACCTATCTTTTCTATATCAGCTTTAAGATACTTGGAAGAACCTATATAAGTTTCCCATTGCATTTTCTTTTTAGATTTACCTCTAAAATATTGCTTACAACCTACGTATGCTTTACCTGATTTCATATTGGTTATGATATAAACAAAACCAAACTTATCAAGATTAGGTACGAAAGATTCTTCAGTATCATACCTAACCCAATGGTTTACCATGTTGTAACTTCCTCTACATCAGGTGTCCTATTAACTTGCGTAAGAAACCTGTAACCTTTTGCATACTGAAATACACGTAACCCTTTACCTTCATTCGCATCACTCCAACAAGTACGCTTATGTGGACAATAGATGCAACCAATAGCAAGCTTACGATTACCACTAGCTCCATCAGGCACATCAGGATAACACTTATCAGGTGGATTGTCTTTCTCCATAACTCCTTTAAGATATTCAACTCTTTCTTTAGCATCAATCATTTCCATTGAATGTACATGTGTTAAACATATCTCTCCATTCTGTTTATTTATAACAAGGAATGCTCCTGCATCTACATTATTACCTTCAGCATAAGCTGATATTTGTGCTATATATCCAAAGGGATCATCAGCATGAAGATTTCCTTTAGCAAACTTCTCAAAGCTTTTACCTGATGCACTCTTACAATCAACCAATACACCATCAATCATACAATCTTGGTGTCCTTTAATACCACCAACATCAATTTGTTTTTGTTGATCAGTTACTGTATGTCCTGCAACACGTGTGAAGAGAAGTAATACTTCCTCAAGAATATGACCATATAAAAACTTAATACGTGTACTAGGTTCTAATGGTATTACATCTTTGTCTGAATTTTTATCATACCAAAGTTGTCTTGCAGGTCTACCTATAGAAGATAAACGTAAGTTACGTTTTACTGCAGGTTTCTCTTTAAAAAATTCAGTTACAACTTCTTTTAAACCATTCACAAATATATCTAAATTTTCTTCTAATTTTTTCTCATCTATTTTATTATCAATATTAGAATCAAATAAAGAATAAATATCTTTGACTAATGTATCTATTGTTTTCATAATAAATAATGGAGAGATACTCGTTCAGTAGCACCTCTCCATCCTTTCTTGGTTGGTTAAGAAGCGAAAGACACTTCCTCATCAGATTCATTACTTACAAATCCATCAGGAACTATTTCAAAAGCTTCATCTGCATCAGCGTCTACATTGTAAGGTACTAAATTAGTTACCTGTATAGCACGTAAATCAGCAGATACTCCAGAACGACCTTTGAACTCCCATTCATATGTACTATAAAGTACATTGACTTCTGAACCATTACCAATTAATGTATTAATCATGGTACGTTTTTGTGCATCCTTAACTTCAGGTGCTTTATTCATGCTACCATCCTTACGTCTAACTTTACGTTTAACAGTAACAAAATCTCCACGATCATCTCCTTTATTCTTAATTTCGAGACCATCATTCTTAGCAATCTCAATGTTTTTCTTATCAAGATTACCTACGTCTATTGACCATACTCCATCTGAATCAAATGTAGTATTTGGGCTGACGATTGATGCCCAATATGCGTTTCCTTTTATTACACTCATAGGTGTACTCCTTTTCTAGTTATTAATAAAGTAATTATGACACATCTAATTAGAAATGTCAACAGTTTTTTTCCATATAAAAGTATTTTTTAATTCTAATATCTTGGACATCTCCATCCTAGATATTAAATCTTTTTTACCCTGATATAATCTACCCCAAACTTTGTATTCAGCATCCTTATAACTAGAAACTCTGTCATTTCTATTCACAAGTTTATGTGCCAGAACTACTAATTCTTTTGTACTACAAAATACAAAATCTTTTATTCTTTCAAACACTATGTAGTCAGCACTACCATAGAGCCAACCTTTATCACCCATAGTATTTAAAAATTCTACAACAATCCAAGTATCATCAGGTACTCTACTTTTATTCCCTGTCCTTATAGCTTTTACATCTACACTAAACTCCTTTCCATCTTTTTGTAGCACTAAATCTATATGCTGTTTTATATTTTGTTCTTCAGAAGCAATCCATATATTATAATCTCTCTTCTTTGCTTCCTTAACAAAATAGTTTTCTACTGCTATACCACGTTTGATATAATCAGCATGATCTTTTCTACCTTTAAATTCCTGTACTTCCATCAAAGTCTCCTTTCAAATATTTAATAGCTCTCTCAAGACCTTCTATAGTATCTCCCATTGCTCCTAATCCTGTATTACAAGTTCTACATAACCAACCTCTAAACTCTCCTGTTTTATGGTCATGGTCAAGATGCCAAGCACTCTTTAAATCATATTTTCTTTTATAAATATTATAGTCTTTATCTACAATTATTTGATTACTAAAAATTTCTTCTTCATTTTTTTTACATATAGGACAATGATAACCTTCAGGAGGGTTAGGATACATACGTAATCTAGCATGTCTTCCTGCTCTTCCTTTAGCATCACACTCTTTACAAGTATTAAATAAAACAAATAGCTGAACATCTCCTTTATGTGTTTGTCTACGAACAGGAAAAAAACTTCCTTCTTTTTTTTGAGGAGGTATTATATTTTTAGTATTAA